ATCTAATTTCAAACCACAAATGGCAGAAAATGGGTAGGAGAATGGTACATTAATAATTTCGCTAACTTTTTCCAAAGAAATTTCTCGCTTGATTAGCGACGAATAAGATTCAGAAGTTAACCTAGTAATTTTAACAAATCTAGTTTGGCCGCTTTGGGGTTCTGGAAGCTGGATTGGTGTGGCAATATTTTGAGTACCTAAAATGAATCTATTATATTTTTCCAAGACGCTCTTGCCTTGAGCATCTACCAAATTTTCTTCTCGACCAATATCAATAGTCGCTTGACTTTCTGCATAACCTTTTATTTGATAGTTTGCAGACCAAGTTACTGATTCATTACCTAACCTATCTTGGGTGCCAGCTTCAATTTTAAAGCGTACTAAAGATGGAAAAGGGTTTCCAGGTTCAATTTTTATATTTGTAAATCTTTTAGTATCAGGGTTAGTGCTTTTTAATAAAATTCCTTTTTCCGCTGTATCCCTCAATACTCGCACTCCAATAGTCACGAAAACTTGATTAACATTTGGATTATTAATAGCATGAACTATTGGCACAGCTTTTTCTTCGGTATATGCAACATATTCCTGATTCCAATCTGAAAAGCTTGTGGTTGTTGTTTTATCTGTCAATCGGTTGTCAACACTACCATCACCATTCTTTAAAATATCTAAAGAAGCTCGTAAAACAGCAGCTATTTCGTATCTATCGGCAGAAAAGAGAACAACATCACTAGGAGTCAAATAATTACCATAAGATATTTTTTGTTGAATTTTATTGAGAGTATCAATAACTACAGTAGAGCTAGAGGGGTTAAAAATTTGTAAATTTTGCGTACCAAAACCAGCGCCTTTTTTATAATTGACAACTTTCCAAGTTGGAGCGAAATAGCTTAATTGATTTTTTAAATTTTTCTTTTCCAAAAGAACAGTTACTAAAAATGCATATTTCCCCTGTGTTTTCTTCCAACGAATTTCAAAATATTCTTTACTACTCTGAGTAATTGTGCCTAAACCATCAAAACGATAATTTTTATTATTATTTAATAATTCAGAAGAATCTTCTGTCGTGGCTGACTCAAATAATGCTGAGTGAGAAGATGCAATTGTATCGTAATTGATTAAATCACCAAAATTTCCTGGATCAATTAACCCGCTGACTGTGAGACTTCCAGTTGCAGAAAAATCAGTTTCAATTAATTGGCCATTTGGTGTTTGACTTCTCGATATGGCTAATACTGGCAAGGTTTTTTTATAAGGGCCGCGCAAAATTTGCCCATAAGACTGATCAATATATGTTTTTTTAAATAAACTTAATGGGCGTTGGTTTTCGGTTCCATTTCTTATTTCAACGCTCGCATTGCCATAATTAAATTTAGAAATTGGTGCAACTACATCTAATCCAGTTAAGTAATTAATTAATGCATCAGCAGAATTTTGGTAAACAAATCCTTCTCCGCTATTACCAGTAATATTTTGCGCCAAAAATAAATACATTGACCCAGTTAAGTAATCTTGCTGGATACCACCAGCGACATTACTATTAGTAAAGAATGTTAAGTTGATTTTTTTAGGAGCTTCAATTTGTCTTTGTGTTTGTAATTCGTCAGGCTCTAAAGGAATATATGCATGATTAGAAATGTCACCTTGCACATTCACAAATACATCTCTGTTATAAATAAACGGCCTAGCAACGCCAGTATCAAAACCGTAGTTAAAAGATAATTTAACAGCAAAATATGGATAATTACTGTCATCAATTGTCGGAATCGTTGGCAATAAATAGTTTTTTACAAGACTTTTAGTATCAAAATTATATTTAGAACGTAAATTTTCAAATTGTTGAAAATAAACATCATTTACTCCGCTCGATCTTGGTACGCTATTTAATGTATTTAAAATATCCTGCGCAATTCTGTCTCTTCCAACTATGAAATTGTAACTTACACCTCCAGTTGTTCCACTAATTCCAGTTAATCCAGTAGGAGCTACTTGAGCAAAGTCGCTAGAGAAACCATTTGGATAAAAAAGTCCGCTAACACCAGTGTTAACGAAAGATAAATCAAAAGAATATCTGATAGAGTTTTGATTCAAATCCATTGACTGACGAATTGGAACATCTTGTAGATAAACCGATTCGAATATACGTAAATCATCAACATATTCTCCATTTTGAGAAACAAAACCATCAATAACTCCGTCAGAAATTAAATCAATATTTTCTACATATTCATAAGATGAAATAGCTTGCAAATCCCCTAGTTTCGGGGGTTTTAAAACAGGCGGAGGTGGAGCGTCAGGTTTTTTAGGGCCACCCGCACCAAAAATTTGAAAATTTTTCTTGAAAAAATGTTGCATATTAACTTAATCCATTAGGGTCTTGTGGAATGGAATTATCAATAGTAGCCCCTTGACCACCAGAACTGCGAGAAGAGTTGTTGTTGAATTCTTGGGATAGAGTAATAGATAAAGGAAATGATTTAATAGCGCTTTGAACAACGGAAGACCCAATTTTAATACGTCCATAAACCAATGGAACAGGATTACCTTGCTCGACAATATTCTCCCTATTAGAGAACGCTAAAGAACGACTATTCGCAGAAGTAGTAGCAGAAGCGCCAGGAATCTTAGGGTATTCCACTTTCCCTGCTTGAACGTATGAATAAATTGCGCTAGCTACGGAAATAATAACGCTTGCTATGGCAAATCCAATTGGCCCAGAACCAGCAACAGCGGGGACAACATCAATTCTTTTAATTTTTTTATTTTCAAAAGTAAAATCTTGATTTTTGAGCCATTTTTTATCAACAACGCAAGTATAATAAATATTTTTTTGAGCCAAATCTTTCAAATCGCGCATGAAATTATCATAATTTGCTTCCATAGCAAGAAATAAATCTTTTGGCCTTTTAATAGCCAATTTATGAACTGCGCCATATTTATGCGCTAAAATTCCATGTAGATGAATTTCCGTCATATAATTCCTTGAACCTTGTTCAGTATATTTACATCTGTTTTGTGATTTTGTGGAATATAAATTGAAAATTTGTCACTATGCACAGAGTACAATAAAAACGGAACACACATAGCTTCACAATTTATTTGATCTGTTTCAGAAAAAGAAGAGTCTGTTTGCGGATGAGAGTGAAATACAAATAAGATATTATTGTCTTCGATAAAATTTAAATAATCTAACGGGTCAATCACAAAATAGTGCATTGGCTCAGAAGAGCGATTGGCGACTATTTGAGCAATATATTGATTTTTTTTATTTATACCGACAAATCCACAAGATTCGGTATTAAAGTAGTGATTAGAGTAATCTTTTAAAAATTTTAAGATTTTTTTAAAACTACGATCTGTTTCTGTAGGAAGCTCCATAAGAATATTTATCTGTTGCTGGGAATCCTCCAAAAGGTAGGAAAAAGTTAGAAGCCTTATTTTCTCCAGCTAAGTCATACGGTATTCTATTTTGAACAGTAGCCGTGCCAGATACATTATTTGGAGATAAACCGCTATAATAAATTCCAGTATTAATAAATCTCTTTCTGCAAGCAGAAATTAATTTAGAACACCCATCTTTTTGCCAAGGAGAAGAGTCTAAAGTAGGATGATTATTTACATTTGGTACATGTTGCTCGATGCAAACATAAAAAGTCTTAAATGGGTCTTTATCGGTATTAACATAAACAATGTCACCAGGATTATAAGGTGTTTCTTTATTTTGCCATTCATATTTCAAATCATTAGAGTCGAATGCTTGCCCAATTTCTCCCGAGGCATTACCAGTAGGAATATAAGAAAATTGAGCGTCATTTTCTTGACACACTGGACGACCATAATAATTGCAGCCAATGCCTCTATACTGCCAATAACAATATCTTCCCAAAACCAATCTTCCAGGGATATTAAAGTTTTCTAAATCAAATGGAGCAGTTAACTCAAACTCTACAAAGTTTTTATTTTCTTGTAGTTTTTGCGAAATGACAAAAGTATCTTTAGAAATTTCAGCATTCGGATCTGCTACACCAAATGGATTAACACCGCCATCAAAGTTACTATCGTCTATATATTTGACAAAAATTTTAATTCTTTCAATTTTAGCATTTTTAAAATCATTCTTCTTTCTCAATAAATCACTAACCACAAGACCAGCGTTACCAACTCTTAATCGCGGACGAGAAATTCTATTAAAAATATTCGTTTCGAAATCTTCTACCTCAACGGCCAAAGGCACATAAGGAATATCATTTTGTTTTATTTGTTCAGTTATACCGAGCGAGCAAGGATGAAATGGAAAGAAAGTTAATGGCTCATTGACCGTATCATAGTATAAACGGTAAAATTCAAGAATTGCCGTTGGCTCAACATCAATTAAGTCTTTGGAAATTTTATCGTTAATTGGCATGGCTATAAATAATAAAGAGTGTAACTATAAATTACACGAATTTTTGGGTGATGCTTCAGAACAGCGTCAATTGTTCGAACTTTACTTCCGATTCCGCACTCGCTCGCATCCGCTTCCCACAAAAGCTAAGACTTTTACTGGTCAATTCTCAGAATGGGAAAACTATTTTACGAGCATGATTCAGACAAATAAAATAATTTTTGCTACAGAACAAAACAAAATTATTGGCTTCATTGCTTTTGATTTCAATTTAAAAAGCCTCACAATCCCTGAGATTTTGCAGCAAATGATTCAATCGAAGCCTCAATCTCAATATTGCGAATTTGTTTTTGCCGCTTCAGAATCAAAGCTTTCCACGTTAAAAAGCGTTGTTGCAGACATTTTTCAGTTGCTAAAAGAAAAATATAATGTACTATATGTAGTGGGAAACGTGAATCGCGAACACAAGAAAGACAAATACATTAAAACCATTCAAAGAATCTTTGGTTTTAAAGTTTTCCACGATTTTGCCCTGCATGAAATACCGTAATCGCTTCGACTTTTCTGGACAATGCTCTGAAATGGGCAGTGATGCAGAACAGCTTTTTGCCAAGATTGCTGAAAGTAAACTGTGGACTGTCACCAAAGCCACTCGCAAAGAACAGCTTGAGCATATTGATGTTTTCCTAGAAAATGAGAAAGCTCAAAAGCACGCGATTGACGTAAAAGCAAGAAAAAAAATTAACCGCAAAGACGCAGATTGCACTGATGACCTCCTGTGGGTAGAGTTTAAAAATGTTGCTGGTAATGATGGGTGGCTTAAAGGCAAAGCTCATTATATTGCTTTTGAAAGAGAAAACGATTTTGTGATTGTTCGCCGCAAAGCTTTACTCAGCTTATGCTCATCAATTATTGATTTCAAAAAGGTGGTTGAGAAATCTCAAGACGCTCTTTACTGCTTGTATAGGCGCAAAAATCGCCAAGATGAGATTTCTATTATTAGATTCTCAGACATACTAGAAAACCTTTCTTTTGTAATTTGGGAGAAATAAAATGCTTGAATTGCAGCCCTGCAAAAATAAATGGGTTTGGAGTTTGATTTTCGTTCGCATTCCTAAGAATGCTAGCACTTCTGTTTTTAATCATTTAGGAAATTTAAACCTAATTAAAAAACATGAGAAAGCTTTTGAGCAACTATTGAAGGACAAGACTTATCGCGGCTGGTTTTCCCCAACTCATGCCAAGCCAAACGAAATTTACCGTATTCTTGGCAACATGGTGAAGAATTATGTTTCTTTTGCTATTGTTAGAAACCCGTATGACCGAATGGTTTCAATGTATCATTTCGCGATAAAAAATAAGCTGGCAAAGCTCTATGGAATGCAGGAGGAATTCACTTTTCAGCAATTTTGCGAAATACTGCTCGACAAATATATAGAACAAGATAAAACATTTATTGCGATTCATCCTCAAGCAGATTGGCTAGAGGGAGCGTTTGAGCCAAATTTCGTTCTTAGATTTGAGAATCTAGAAAAAGAATTTGACAATATGCTGAAACAGTGCAATATTCAGCATATAAACCCTGAACTTCCTAGAGAAAACTCAAGCGAACGCGGCCATTACCACGACTACTTTGACTTTCAATCTCGTAAAATAACTGAAAAAATCTTTGAAAAAGACTTCGATTTATTCAAATATATTTATTAAAATATGACTGGCACTATTAGAATCATTGGCGCAAACAACCAATCTCACCTCGATTGGATGGAAAAAACTTTTGAGGAATGCACACTAAATCATGTAGGCGAGAACAATACTCATTTGCTTACAATCTTAGACAAAGGCGCAATTCCAATTGACATTTACAAGACTTGGGTTATCAGTGACAAAATCATTTTCGAAGGCTATGCCGTAATCGAAAACGAAATGGGCAGACTGGCTTTTGAATTCGTGCCGCAATGAAGTTTTTAATTATTGATTCTCACAAGGGTTCCCTGAAAGAACCGCAGAATTTGCACTGGCTCAATGCAAAACAAATTAAAGACTTTTTAATTCAGCAAGGGCATGAAGTGGATTTGGTCTGGAGCTACCCAACGGTTAACGACAAGATTAAAAGCGGATATGACCGCATTATTTTTAATCATGCTAGTCACTATTCTTATGTTGACTATGCTTGGTTACAAGCTAGTCCTGACGCTAAACTCTTTCATATTACAAACGAGTACAATCTAGGCGAACCTCGCGCCTTGTGGATGGCAGTGAAAGCTGGTCGCCGCTACGAAGTGATCGCCAATCACTCGCCAGACATTTCCAAGATTGTGCAAAAATACGTGGATAACTGGCATTTCACGAATCTTAATGCCTTGATTTTTAATCCAATTTTGCCAAACAAGCAAAAGAAAGGCTGCGTTTATTATGGTTCTTTCAGGAAAGACAGAGAACCAAGCTTCCGTAAGTATTTAAAAGGCAATGTTATTGTATCCACTCATCAAAAGAATCGAGAGAAATTCCAAGCAATCGGAGTCTCTGGCCCCTTCGTTGACCGAATCAACTGGTCAAAAGACGCGCTCATGGATTACAAGACTAGCCTCTACATTGAAGACGAGATTACTCACAACAATTACAACTGCTTGGCAAACAGATTTTATGAGTGTCTTAATTATAATGTTCTTCCTCTCTTTGATGCTGCTTGTAAAAATACCATTGCCTTGTCTGGCTATGATGTGGCTGATTATTTCATTGTTGACGATGAATCATCTGTAACCGCACTCACCGAAGACCCGCCAGTAAGCTATCAGGATTACCTTCAACGCTGGAAGGAAAAAGCCTCGAAAGAAAAGCAAAACATCTTGACAAGCATCGTATCCATTGTATCATAATACGGCTCAAACGAGCAAACAAAACCCCCAAAATCCAAACTAAAACAAAATAAATAATGAGCAAGCTACTTGCTAATGCAATCGAAACCGCCAAGCCAGAACAAGTTGATCTGTGCTGGGCAGTCCTCAAGTATAAGGAAATCGGCGTTTACCGCAAGGTAAAGTCTCTTTGTGCCGCGTTCAACCTGCCTTTCGAAAAGGTGGTGAGCGAACTGCCGCAGGAAGAAGATGGCAGAGTGATTGATTGGGAAACCCGTCATTTCATTCACGATTCCCTCATCAAAGTTTCGAAAATTAACAGAGAATAAATATGAAGCAAAAACCAGGTCTTAGTTGGTACACAGTTTACAACAGTAAGGGCGAGCATCAAGCCTCTTATGACAAGTGTTTCGCTGATGCGTATGTTTGGGCAATGGATTGCGCCAAACACATTGGCGGCTACATTTGTGAGTGCTTCCCGAACGAGGAAGAAAAAGTCGTCTTCGAAACCTCCAAGCAAAAAGCGTGAAATTGCTAGACGCTATTCCTCTGCTTTTAGAATTGTTTGTTCAGTACTTTAAGCTGAAGAATAAGCTGGCAGTTTATGATGTAATCGAGAGGTTTGATTCTAGAATTGACGCTTTGGACCGCAAGCGCGAAGCTTTGCGGAAAATCCCAAACGCCGATGCTCAAGATCAAGCCTCTCGCATTACTGACGAAATTGTGGAGGAGAAAGATAAGTTCAGAATTTTCTGGCAAGACTTAAACAAAAAATGAAATATTTAATCGCAATCTCTCTGCTTTGTGCGGGATGCTGTTCTTGCGCTTCTAAGAGTAATGTTGAAGGAAGAAGAGCGCATCAACCCGACGCTATTTTCCTTGGCCCAAGGACTGTCGTGAAACAACATGATGGTTCTGTTTATA